GGACAGCAATAATACGTTCTTGGTCAGTGAGGGGTATCTAACCGTTTGTCTATGAACACCTACTACGAGCAAAACCGAGACAAGGTACTGGCGTACCAAAGGAAGCGGCGTGCGGAGATGCCGGCCGAACAAAAAGCCCGACTGTCTGAACAAAAACGCGCGGATAACTGGCAACGCAGGTATGGGCTGACACCTGATCAGGTCAAGACCATGGAAAAAGAACAGCAAGGGTGTTGTGCAATATGCGCCGACAAATTGGTTCAGTACCACATTGACCACTGCCACGCGACCGGCAAGGTGAGGGGTCTACTGTGCGTTAACTGCAACAGGGGGCTTGGTGCTTTCAGTGACAACATCCAAAACATGGAAAAAGCCTTGGAGTACCTAAAGCATGCCAATGAATGACACACAGCAAAAGCTACTCAAGCAGTTTGCAGAACAAAACAAGGGCTGGCCCAAGGAGCAACTGGACCTAGCGTTGTGGCGCGTGAGGTGGGAGCTAACGGCACTACCGCACCAACAAGAGCCAGAGGACGGGGAGTATGATACGTTCTTGCTTTTAGCCGGTCGAGGTTCGGGCAAGACGCACACGGCGTCTAACTGGTTGGGACTTAGGGCGGCGATCTACGACAAGACGCGCTGGTTGGTGACGGCGCCAACATCAAACGACATTCGGGCAACGTGCTTCGAGGGAGACTCGGGTCTGCTGAACATCATACCCCCGTCACTGGTCAAAGACTACAACAAGTCGCTGTTTGAACTTACCTTAAAAAATGGAAGCATGATCCGCGGCATCCCGGCGTCTGAGCCGGAGCGCTTCCGGGGTACGCAGTGGCACGGCATGTGGGCAGACGAGTTGTGTGCGTTCGAGTACATCGACGACGCGTACGACCAGATTCAGTTCACGTTGCGTCTGACTGACCCGCGCATAGCCCGTGTGCAGTCGATCATCACCACCACACCCAAACCGCTGGAACTAATCACAGACCTGAACGAGGGCAAGGTCGGCGGCGACGTGTACGTGTCCCGTGCGTCCAGCTACGACAACAGGTCCAACCTATCCAGCACGTTCTTCAAACAACTAGAAGCGTACGAGGGTACAGACCTAGGACGTCAGGAGATCTACGGCGAGATTTTGGACCCAGAGAACGCGGGTATTGTCAAGCGTAAGTGGTTCAAGAGTTGGCCAGCGCAGAAACCAACACCCACGTTGGAGTACGTGCTGGTGTCGTACGACCCCGCAACAAGCGAAAAGACACACAACGACCCGACCGCGTGCATCGCGTTGGGTGTGTTCGAGCAAGAAGACTTCGCAACAAGTTGCATTTTGCTCGACGCATGGGACAACCACCTGTCTTACCCAGAGTTACGGCGCAAAGTCATCGAGGACTACAAGGAAGTCGTGTACGGCGCGGACAACACGTTCGCCAAGGGTAAGAAAACGGACCTGATTTTGATGGAAGACAAGTCTGCGGGTATCTCATTGATCCAAGAACTACAGGCCGCGCACCTGCCGGTAAGGTCTTACAACCCCGGACGCGCAGATAAGGTGCAAAGGATGAACATTGTGGCACCCCTGATCGCAAAAGGTAGGGTGTACGTGCCAGAAGACCCCGACAACCCGGGTGAAGTGGCCCCGTGGGCCAAGCGTTTTATCCGTCAGGTGTGTTCTTTTCCTGAAGCAAAGGGTCACGACGACTACGTTGACGCACTTTCACAGGCACTCAGGGTCCTGCGCGACTCAGGATGGCTCCAGTTGGACCCACTGCCGTCAAGAGACTACGTGCATGCAGACGACATTGCGCGAAACAGGGTGAATAACCCCTACGCCGCGTGATTTTCGGGCACAAACACCCTCATTTATGGGTGATTGGTTATAGGAGGCCCCTGAATGCACAGTTCATCGCACGCAAAAGAGATCAGGCAGTGTGGTTGCCAGATGTGTCGCTATATCCGAGGACGAAGCGAGTCATTTTCTGTATGGGGCAAGGTTAGAGCAGGGTATCGGAGCATGTTGAAAGACATGGTCAGGGGCGGGGACCTTGAAAACTACAACAAAATTTTGAAAAACCGAGATTACGATGCTTAATCCAATTAAAACACCAACACAGATGATGTACGAACAAGCAGGCATCCCCCATTACGACAGGGGTGGTGTTATTGGTCAGTTTGCAAGCCGAATTCAAGACGCAATTCGCAAATACACAAAAGCTGTAGGCCATCCCCCTTCACCAGAAGAGGTAAAACAGTTGGAAGACCACGTTCGGTCGCTTTCTCAGCCAACAGGCAACGCGCCGCAGACAATGGCGCGCATGCAACAACAAACGCCGTTCTCAAACCAGCTTGTTGACGCAACAGGCCGCCCCTATCCAACAGCAACAAGCCCCACAGGCCAAATCATTACGCCAGAGCGCGCAAAAGGTGTGGCAACACGCGAGTCAGTGGGTCCTTACCAAGATTTACCAAGCCAGTTTGGCATGGCACCCGCAAACATCAAGGCGCGTGCGTACCCTAAGGGTCAGTTTCAGAACGCGTTCCCTGAAGACGAGTTCATGTCGATGGCCAACACGGGCCGCACAGGCAACCGCACATGGAACAAGTCATTCACACCCTCAACAGAAGAGTTGGCAACGCGCCAGCAGTTGGGTGAAGAGGCACTGACAGGCGTTGGTGACGACGTAATGGGTGGTCTTGATGCACTGCGCAAGACCGAGGGCGACATCCCCCAAATGACCAGCGCCAGCGCGCCGTTCGCCGAACGTGCGGCGGCTATGGAAGCACCCGGCATGGACAAGCTGACAGACGAGATGTTGTTGGGCAAGCACGGTGCCTTGGTGGATAAGGTGGTTGCTGACTTCAAGGCCCGCGGCATTGAGCCCGACCAAGAGGACATTGTCAACGCGATCAACGCGATGATCAACCCCATGCGCCACAACTACACTGGCACAAACCCAATTGCTCAACGCCCTATGCAGGGTCGTGGTCCAGCAACCGCAGAGATGAACGCATGGCGCGACGAGGCCCGCATGTCGGGTCTGCCAGAGACGGTGGTGACTAAGCACCCATCGGACTGGAAGCCACAAAACCAGCGCGATTATTTGCTCGACACCGAGCCAGCACAGCGCGCGCCGTTTGCGCAAGACTGGCAGATGCAAGAGTTGGAAGACAAGCGTCGCCGTGCGGCGGCGGCTGTTCAGGGTAAAGCCGCAGGCGGCATGATGTACTCTCCCCGCGACATGCAGGCCGAGATGATGGTCCGCGGCTACGCTGGAGGTGGCTCGATAGGCAACAATTTTTTTAACGTCCCCAACTACGACCAAGGCGGCAGAACAAGACCTTTATTCGGTCAAAAAAACCTTTCGGTTGAAGAAGAGTTAATGAAGTACGGTGCCCACTATCCCCGTTCAGTTGATGAGGTAGCACAACGTAACTATGAAAACGCAATGGAAGCAGACCGCAACCAACAAAAAGTAAGTGCGTACAACCCAAGTCCTAGAGAACGTATTGCCAACCTTGGCTCTGATTTTTTAGGTAAATACATGACCGCACCCAAGGCGCGCAAAGTTGCGGCAAACATAGCCGGCGGACCTAACAGCGATTTACCTTTAGGTTTTGGTTTGGTTGACGCGGCCAGTTTTATACCGGGAGTTGCCCCCGCAATGATGCCGTTCTACACGGCAGAGGGTGGTTTTAACGCCGGCAGAAACGTTGCAGAAGGCAATTACGGAAGCGCCGCACTTGATACGGCAATGTCTTTTCCTCCTTCAACACTTCTTAGTAAAGCTTGGCAAGGCGGCAAAAAAGCGTACGGCATGGGCAAAGAGGCGTTAAGAAATTCAACAGCGGCTAAATACGCCCCCGGTTTAGGTTTTGCGGGCTATTCGGCCAACGCAGAACCAGACCAACAGCGATACGAAAGCGTGTTGCAAAGACCTGAATATAACAAAGCGAGCTTTAACCAATAATGCAACCAACTATTCCACTCCAAAAGGGCGGTAACCTGTCCGCGTTGTCGTTTGCTGAAGACGAGACGACAAAAGAAGTAGACACGGAAAAAGAAATCCAAGATCTGGCCAACGCGCTGGACATTGACATTGACGACGTAGAGTCTGAGGTCATTGAGTTGGAAGACGGCTCTGTTGTGGTAAACATGACAGAGGTTGAAAAGCCGTCACAAAACCCAGAGTTCTACGCCAACTTGGCAGAAGAGTTGGAAGAGGGTATCTTGGACGGTTTAGCGTCTGAGTACCTAGATCTGATTGAGGTGGACCGTGAGTCACGCAAACAGCGCGACAAACAGTATGAAGAGGGCATTCGCCGCACGGGTCTGGGCAACGACGCCCCCGGTGGCGCAACGTTCGACGGCGCGTCTAAGGTTGTGCACCCTATCATGGCAGAGGCCTGCGTGGACTTTGCGGCAAACGCGTGCAAAGAGTTGTTGCCGGCAGACGGCTTGGTGCGCACGTTTATCAAGGGCAAAGCTGACCAAACTCGTTTAGAGACAGCACAGCGTAAAGCCAACTTCCTGAACTGGCAGTTGACCGAGCAGGTTGAAGAGTACCGCGACGAGATGGAACAGTTGTTCACCCAACTCCCCCTTGGCGGCTCACAATATCTCAAATGGAGATTTGACAAAGACCTCAACCGTCCAGTGCCGGAGTGGGTGCCAATTGACAACGTGCTGTTGCCGTTTGCGTCTACCAATTTTTACTCAGCCGCGCGCGTTACAGAACAACAAGACATTACAGAAGACATGTTCAAGCAACGTGTCGAGATGGGTGAATATCGCGATATTGAGATATACACCTCTGACCTGTTGCCTGAGAACCAGACACAGTCCAAAAAAGCCAACGACAAAATTGAAGGCCTAACAGAGCCAACCAAGAACGTAGACGGCCTGCGCCGTGTGTATGAAGTTACAACGTTCTTGCGTTTGGACGACGACCCGTTGACAGGCGGTAAGCGCGCACCGTACGTTATGACGGTGGACGAGATCACAAGCAAGGTGGTTGGTCTGTACCGTAACTGGCAGTCAGGCGACCAGCGTATGCGCAAGCTGGACTGGATGGTGGAGTACAAGTTTATTCCGTGGCGCGGCGCCTATGCTATTGGTATGCCACACCTTATTGGTGGCCTCTCAGCGGCGTTGACTGGATCATTGCGCGCGTTGATGGACTCTGCGCACGTGAACAACAGCCAGACCATGTTGAAGCTAAAAGGCGGACGCATTGGTGGACAGACAGACCGTATTGAGCCAACTCAGGTCGTAGAGATCGAGGGATCACCGGGCGTGGACGACGTGCGCAAGTTGGCCATGCCACTGCCGTTCAACCCGCCGTCCTCGGTGTTATACAACCTGTTAGGTTGGTTGACAGACGCCGCTAAAGGTGTTGTGAAGACCAGCGAGGGTCGTATTGCCGACGCGGGTAGCAACACACCCGTTGGCACAACACAAGCGCTAATTGAGCAGGGCTCAAAAGTATTCTCAAGCATTCACGCACGACTGCACCGCAGTCAGGCCAAGAGCTTGCAGGTCTTATCACGTATCAACCACTGGTACTTGGAAGACATGGACAACCAGTCTGGTGCCGAGATTGCTGTTGAGGACTTTGAAGACAACTCAGACGTCAGCCCGATTTCTGATCCTAACATTTTCAGCGAAACACAGCGCCTTACACAGGCTCAACTGGTCATGCAGTTGGCAGACAAGGCTCCGCAGTTGTACAACGTGCGCGAAGCGCACATGCGCGTGATGAAGCTGATGAAGGTGCCTGACATTGAGAAGGTCATGCCTAACCCACAGGGCTCGGTTGAGAGCAACCCCGCGCTAGAGAACGTGCAGATGACAATGGGCCACGCGGCCGCCGCGTTCCCAGACCAAAGCCACATCGACCATTTGAAGGTTCACTTAGCGTACATGATGGACCCCGCGTACGGCGGCAACCCACTCATTGGCCCTGCTGTGACGCCTTTGATGTTGGAACACATCAAGCAACACCTGACACTGCACTACCTGCAGTCGATGCGCAACTACGTGTCACACGCCGCGGGTGGCGAGGACGCGTTCAAGCTGAACGAAGAGCGCAAGCTAGACCTAGCCGCCCAAGAGGCGTTGGCCATGGCCGCGCAGTTGGTCAACCAAGACGCACAGAAGACGTTCCAAGGCATCAACCCAATTGTTCAGCAGTTGGTGCAACAGATGCAACAGGCCAAACAGTCTCAGATGCAACAAGCCGCCATGGCGGATCCAACGTCTCAGGCCTTGGTGCAGACTCAGATGGCCGAGACCAAGCGCAAAACGGAAGAGGCACAGGCCAAGTTCCAGTTGGAGCGCGAGAAGATGCAGGCCGAGATGGCAGACAAGGTTCGCGACATGCAGGCCAAGTTGGCAGAGATCCAAGCCAAGTTGGGACTGGAGCAACAGTTAGCAGACCAAGACAACGCGGCCAAGGTGGCTATTGCGGACATCAACAACGCTTCAAAAGAGCGCGTGGCAACGATCAACGCAGACCAAGCGTTGAGCGCACAACAGATTCAACAACAGCACTCACAAGAGATGACTGCGTTGGAGGCAGAAAGCCAAGCGTACGCAGACCTGCGTAAGCATGGGTTAGATCAAGAGCAAGCAGAACAGCAACGTGCACACGATGCGGCTATGCAAGCACAACAACAGTTGACCCAAGCGGTCCAGCAACTTCAACAACCAACAGGAGCACAGTAATGGCAACAGGCAATCAAGACATGGGTTTTCGCAAGAACTACAAGATCACGGGCAAGCCCGGTTATGCAGGAGGCCCCGGCTCTCCAGTAGAAACAGGCCCCTCTGGTTCAAAGATGGCCCCTAAGGCACCCTTGTACCAAGTACCACCCGTAAATAGTCGCGGTCTTAAAAAATAATTTAGGGCGTAAGTACACACATTTGTGTGTACTTAGTTATAAGAGGGAAAAGTTCGACGGAACCTGTTTGTGCCTTATTCACATCCTACCTCTTACTACACAGCTAATAAGGGGCTTAAAAATGTGGACAAAGTATTGTTGTGGTTGTCATCAACACAAATCTGAAAATGATTTTGGTAAAGACAAACAAAAAGTTGATGGTTTAAATTCTAAATGTAAACCGTGTATCAATAAATCTGCAAAAAAGCAGTATGACACGAATAAAACATACAAAAAAGAATACAAATTATCAAATAGAGATAAGTGTAACGCGCTAGATGCTAAAAGAAGGGCAAAAAAGCTAAATGCTACTCCTTCATGGCTCACAAAAGAAGATTTTCAACAAATTGAAAGTTTTTATGAAGCCGCTAAAGCGTTTAAGTTATACACAGGAGTTTCGTATCAGGTAGATCATATCTTGCCTTTGCAAGGAGAAAATGTAAGTGGATTACATGTTCCTTGGAATTTACAAGTTCTATCGGAGTTTGAGAATATATCCAAAAAGAACAGAGTGTTCTTAGATAAGGATTTGATGTGGTGAAAGATCCCATCTATGAATCGATCTTCAAGATCAAAGAAGCCGTTGAGTTTTTGCAAGACGGCGTTTTGAGCGGGGTCGATAGCTGGGACAAATACAACCAGCTTGTAGGGAGAGGCCAAGGTCTGAAAGAGGCTTTGGAAATTATCAACAGTGTCCTGCGAGAGGACGAGGAATCTGACAATGACAGAGAGTAAGTACCAAGTAGATGGTAGGAGTGAAGCTGACTGTTTTCCGGTTGTTGATCCGGGAATCAAGCTTAAAGGCAACCGAATCGTAGTTCAACTGCGAAAAGCCAAAGACGTTTCAAAAGGCGGCATCATTCTAGTGAGTGATACAAAAGCCACCGAAAAATGGAACGAGGTGATTGCAAAGGTGGTGGCAGTAGGCCCCTTGGCATACAGAGATCTTAGCACCCTTGAACCATGGCCAGAAGGCGCGTGGGTACAACTGGGAGATCTTGTTCGTGTGATCAAGTACGGCGGCGACCGCTGGGCAGTTCCACACGGCGACGGCGAGGTTGTGTTTATCATTTTGCAAGACCGCGAGGTTATTTGCGCAATTGATAGTTTTGAAACCGCGAGGACTATGTTCCCCGCATTTGTTGAATAAAGGATTTCGTTATGAAATCAGTGCAAAAAGCAGAAATGCAAGCTGGCGAAGACATCGCCATTAAAGAGCGTGACGATGGCAGTGCATTAGCGGCCATGGACGACCACGTAGACCCTTTTGAGGGCACAGAAGATAACACAGCATCGTCAAACGACGATGGTGACGATGACACAGAAAGCTTTGCCGAAGGCGGCAATGTTGAGGGTGACACCGAAGAAGACAGAGAGGCCCTTCGAGCCGCGCGTCGTGAAGAGCGACGCCTGAAGAAGGACCTGACAAAGCAACGCGAGGTTAGCGCAAAGCATAAGATCAGTTCGCTGGAACGCCGCAACGAGACCCTTGAGCGCCGGTTGGCCCAAGTGGAAAACGCCGCAGTAGGATTCCAGTTCGCACAGATCGACCGTTTGTTGGAAGACGAGTCCACGCGCGTTGAGTACGCGAAGATGAAGGCAACGCAGGCCGCGCAAGCAGGCAACGTGGCCGAGCAAATGGAATACATGGAGCAGTTTCACAACGCCAAGACAAAGTTGGCGCAGGTGCAAATGCTTAAACAGCGTCAGTTGGAAGAGGCTAAACAGCCCCGTAACAACGTGCCGAGCCCCGCGACTGAGGTGGTTCAGCAAAACGCTACTGAGTGGTTACATTCAAACCGCTGGTATGACCCCAGTGGTAAAGACACAGACAGCCGTATTGCCAAGGTGATTGACAATGCGCTGGCAAGCGAAGGTTGGGATCCAGCCGACCCAGAGTACTGGGACGAGTTGGACAATCGATTGAAAGAACGTTTACCCCATCGGTACACGGGCAAAACAGGCGGAGACCGTAACCGCCGTAGCGGAACCTCAAGTGGTCGCACAGACGTGAGTGGTAGTGCTGTAAAGAACACCTTCACACTGAGCCGAGACCGCGTGCAGGCGCTGAAGGACGCAGGAATGTGGGATGACCCATCCAAGCGTGCTAAAGCGATCCGAAGCTACGCAGATTTTGACCGCAAGAACCGAGTAACGAAATAAGGGGTAAGACATGGCTAACAATCGAATTACACGAGATTTAGACGACCGCCTGCAAGGGCGTGTTGATGAACTGAAGGCGCGGAATGAAATGTCCTCGCCTGATGAAGCAGTGAAGCGTGAAAGGCTGGAGGCTTTTCGGGACAAATGGTCCAACAACGCACTGCCGGACGTACCGGGTGGGTTAGTACCCGGTATGCACCTCTGCTGGCTGTCCACAACCAACCAGTATGATTCAATCGACAAACGCATCGCGTTGGGTTATGAGCCAGTGAAAGCCGCCGAATTAGGAAAAGGCTTTGAACACTTAGGCAAAATGAGCTCGGGCAAGTTTGAAGGTTGTATATCTTGTAATGAGATGATCTTATTCAAGATCCCGGAAGACATTTATCAGGAAGTGGCAAAAATGCTTCACCACGATGATCCTTTGGAACACCAGCGCAACATCACGTCGCAGGTTCGCTCACAGGCTGAAGGTGGTAAAGGTGGACGCTCCATTCTGGAAGGTGGCCTCTTGGAGATGGAAAAAGATGCACACAGAGCCGCACATAACTTGCGGTTTAGTTAAAACAACTTTAAGGAACCAATAAATGAGTGCAACTTACACTCCCTTTGGCCTGAAGCCCGTTTATCATCCTAGCGGCATTATCCGTTCATTAAACTACACCGGTGCATACGACACTGCGGCAGTTTTTTACAGCGGTACCCCTGTCTCTTTTGATGAAGCAACGACTGCAGGCACATCTACTCTTGTAGTAGCAAGCAACACACCCACAGCAGGCATGCGTTTAGCAGGCGTGTTTGGTGGCGTTGAATACACCGACGCCTCTGGCCGTCGTACCGTCAGCAAATGGTTTGGTCCCGCTTTGGGCACCGCCTCTGACATCGTCATGTGGATTTTCATGGACCCTGAAATTGTGTACGAGATTCAAGCCAATGGCGCGATCGCTAACACAAAAGTGGGTCAGGAATTCAACTTCACAGCAGTGACATCTGGTCAAATCATCGGCAACGGTGGTCTGGGCACTTCAACCGCTGGATTGAATCCCGCCGACGTTGCAGTTGGTACACAAGCGCAAGTTCAAGTTACTGGTCTCGGCCGTGACATTAACAACGCTTGGGGTGACACAGCAACGATTGTCCAAGTCAAGCTCGCTAACGATGCGTTCGTTGCCGCTAACGTCGAATAACTAAAGAAAGGAAGTAGCACATGGCAACCCCAATGCGCAGTACGGACTTTAGAGCGGTAGTCGAACCTATCCTCAATGAAGTCTTTGATGGTGTATACCAACAACGTGATGACGAGTGGAAGGGTTTCGTTACCCAGATCACCGGCATTCCCCGCAACTATCACGAAGAAGTGATGCTGTTCGGTATGAACACAGCCCCTGAGATGCCTGACGGTACACCCGTTTCGTATGACCAAGGCGGTACATTGTTCATTACCCGTTTCATCTATAAGATCTATGGTTTGGCATACGCCATGACCAAAGTCTTGATGGAAGACGGCGATCACATTCGTATCGGCTCGACTTTCTCGAAGCACTTGGCTCAGTCCATGATCGAGACAAAAGAGACATTGTGTGCAAACTTGCTGAACTTTGCGTTCACTGCCGGCTATGTCGGTGGCGACGGTAAAACATTGATCGCAAACGACCACCCAATCTCACAAGGTCGTACCTTCAGCAACCAGTTGTCTACAGCGGCTTCACTTTCACAGACATCTGTGGAACAGTTGCTGATCCAAATCCGCTCTGCGGTGGACAACAACGGTAAGCGTATTCGCCTCAAAGCGGAACAACTCGTGGTACCTCCTGCCTTGGAATTCCAAGCAGAAGTTATCTTGAAGTCTGTCCTCCGCTCCGGTGGCGCTGACAACGATCTGAACCCTATCAAGTCTACCGGCATGTTGCCAAACGGCGCCCACGTGGTGACTCGTTTGTCCTCAAGCAAGGCTTGGTTCATTCAGACCGACGCTGAAAACGGTTTGATGTTGGTCATGCGTCGTCCCTTGGAGCGTAGCTCTGAAGGCGACTTTGAGACTGACAGCATGCGTTACAAGGCCTCTGAGCGTTATGCTACAGGTTGGCACGATCCCCGTAATATGTACGGCACGATCGGTTTGTAATCGCAGACCTAGCCGGGCCTAAAGACCCCGGCACCCTAAACGCCCTACCTGCAAAGGTAGGGCGTTTTTGTTTGTGGATATGGGTAATTCTATGTAAGAGCTATAATCAGCATCGACCCGTAAAGCTCACGGGCGGACGCCATAGAGACGGTGCTGTAATCTTTCTATGGAAAGTAATCAAAATGTCAGTAACTTTTAACACCCCCATCCGCGTTTTTAAGCGCAACAACCCCACAAACGACGGCACAATTGCCCCTGATAACACAGGCGCGGTCCAATGTGCTCAACAGGATTACATTACACCAATCACAGCAACCCGCCTTGCTGGTGCAATTCCTACAATCCCCGTTGGCACAACCACAGCAACACCGTTTGTAATTCCCGCAGGCGCAATTGTCAACCACATCTATTTCTTGCAAACTTCAGCGCCTTCAGCGTTGACTGGTGGCGTGATCACTGTGGCCATCGCTGGCGTTGACGTAGGTACAATTACCCCAACAACCACTGGCGGTCGTATTGATATTTCGTTTACTGCCACTGCCGCTGTGGCCGCAGTGTTGGCCAACGTTGGTTCTACTGACGCAACTGTCACATTTACAGCAACAGCCATTACAGCCATTACAGGCACCTTGGCCGGCACGTTTGACATTCAGTACACATCACGCAACCCTGACGGCTCTATCGTTGCCTATGGTGCTGGTTTGACTAACTCCTAAGGACTGAGATGCGTCAAGTAACAGTTGGAGCGGACGTCCTCGTCCCAATCGACCAGTACGTGGCGCCGATCAACGTTTCTTACGTTGCCACCGGCGGCGGTACTGTACAGATCTCGTACACCGACCCTTTCCCATTGGACGCTCAAGGGTACCCTGTACCCACAGCCCCGGTGATGACTTGGGTTTCAGCGCCAGCCAGCCCTATCGCGAACCAGCCTTTCCGGGCTATTCAAGTAACTGGCGGCACTAACTCTACGCTTACTGTAATTCAAGCCGGAGTTCGATAATGGGTAACGCCTACTACGGCGGTATCTATTGTGACACGCGCGGGCAGTCCGTACTGTCCGTCGCTGTCTGCGATCGTTGTAATCGCAAAATGTCGTACACGCTTCTCAAACCAGATCCAAACTATCCCGGTCTCATGGTATGCCCTGACGACTTGGATCAGTTCGACCCGTGGCGTTTGGCGGCTATTCAAACCGAAAATATCACACTCAGGCACCCAAGGCCTGATGTTTCCGTTGCCATTCCGGGCAAGGGGGGTCTTATTACAAACGCGCCTAACGTGGCTAATGTCAACCAAGGTCCTAATATGCTTGGTGATGGCACGGGTAATTCAATGACACCCGCAACGTATGGCAACACATCTAGCACACCTACACCCGGCGACCTTGAGGTAACATAAAAAAATGGCTGACATAAGCATACTCCAACTACCACCGGCAACGTCTGTAGGCGCAAATGACGTTACTGTTATTGTTCAAGACGGCATCACAAAGAAAGCCGCTGTCACAGTATTTCAAAACGGCATAGTTGGACCACAGGGCCCCGCAGGCCCGCAGGGTCCGCAGGGCGTGGCAGGCACCCCCGGCGCACAGGGCGCACAAGGCGTTCCCGGTCCCGGAGGCCCACAGGGCGCACAGGGCGTTCCCGGCATACAAGGCGTACAAGGCCCCGTAGGCCCCACAGGACCCACAGGCAATACAGGCGCTCCGGGCACTGCGGCAACAGTTGACGTTGGAACAACCACAACTGGAACACCGGGCACCAGCGCGGCCGTTACAAACGGCGGCACGGTCAATAACGCGGTTTTAAACTTTGTCATTCCTCGTGGCGACACAGGCTCAGTTGGCCCTACTGGCGCCACTGGCGCCACTGGCGCTCCGGGCACCGCGGCAACAGTTGCGGCGGGAACAACAACCACAGGCGCGCCCGGAACATCTGCTTCTGTTACAAACAGCGGCAACAGTAGCGCGGCAGTGTTTGATTTTACAATTCCTCGCGGTGATGTAGGCCCCACTGGTTCCGCCGCAACAATTGCGGCCGGTACAACCACAACAACAGCACCCGGCACTTCGGCAACAGTTACAAACGTCGGCACCTCTGGCGCCGCAATATTTAACTTTGGTATTCCCAGAGGCGCTGGTGTTCAAGCAGGCGGCACAACAGGCCAGTTCTTGGCCAAACTAAGTAACGCAGACTACGACACACAATGGCTGTCTCTTACTGGTGGTTTGACCTACGCAGGCGCGTGGAACGCAAACACAAACACACCAACATTAGTGTCTAGTGTAGGCACCTCTGGCACGTACTATGTTGTCAGTGTTGCGGGCACAACCAACCTAAACGGCATCACAGACTGGCAAATTGGTGACTGGGCAATCTTTAACGGCACGTTCTGGCAAAAGATTGACCAGACCAACACGGTAAGTTCAGTTAACGGCCAAGTGGGTGCTGTCAGTCTCGCATACGCGGACCTAGCAGGCGCAATTCCAACTTGGAACCAAAATACAACCGGCACTGCGGCCAACGTAACAGGTGTAGTGGCTGTCATTAACGGCGGGTCAGGCACCACCACAGCGCAAGGGGCAATGAACACATTTGCTGGCGCAGTTACAAGCGGGTCATACTTGCGCGGCAACGGCACAAACGTGGTCATGTCTACGATTCAAGCCGCAGATGTTCCAACACTTAACCAAAACACAACAGGCACTGCGGCCAACGTAACAGGTGTAGTGGCTATTGCAAACGGCGGTACGGGACAAACTACAGCCTCTGCGGCGTTTAATGCTTTATCGCCAATTACAACAACCGGCGATTTAATTTTAGGCAACGGCGCAAACAGCGCAACACGTCTGCCTATTGGTGCTAACGGTTACCTGCTGACATCCAACGGCACAACAGCATCTTGGACGGCGGCCCCTGCAACGGGTGTAACCTCGTTCAACGCAGGCACAACAGGACTAACACCATCAACAGCCACCACTGGTGCAATTACACTTGCAGGCACACTGGCTATAACAAACGGCGGCACGGGTGCAACAACCGCTGGTGTTGCATTAACAAATCTTGGTGCGGTTGGAACTATTGCTTCTGCTGATGCGTCTATTATTGTTACGCAAGTTGGTAGTTCTGTTGATCTTGCCGTATCACAAACTTCTCCTGCATCTGTGTTAGTTGAGCAAGTAAGAAACACCACTGGTGCAACTCTCACCAAAGGCACAGCGGTTTATATTTCTGGTGCTACAGGTCAAATACCAACTGTTTCTAAAGCGTTGGCTACAAGTGATGCAACATCAGCACAAACTTTAGGATTGATTACTGCTGATATAGCAAACAACTCCAATGGTTTTGTTACCATAATTGGTTTAGTTGCTAATCTTAATACATCAGCTTATACCGATGGGGCGCAACTTTATTTAAGCCCAACTACAGCAGGAACTTTGACGGCCACTAAACCCTATGCGCCACAGCATTTAGTATACATGGCAGTTGTTGCCCATGCACACCCAACACAAGGTAAATTACTTGTCAAGGTGCAAAATGGATATGAGCTTGATGAAATTCATAATGTATCTGCTCAATCTCCCATTACGGGTCAGACAATTGTTTGGAATAGCGCAACAAGTCTGTGGGAAAATAACACTGTTTCTTTAACCGTTGGCGTAAACGGTACTTTGCCTATTGCCAACGGCGGCACAAACTCAACAGCAACAGCAACAGCGGGTGGTGCGGGTTACGGCACAGGAACAGCACACGCGTACACAGCGGCGGGCACAGCAGGTCAGGTGTTGACCTCTAACGGAGCAAGCGCGCCCACATGGTCAGGCATTTCAGGGGGCACGTTCTAATGGAATCGCAAGACCTGTTTAACGCGGCTATAACACTTTCTGGTGCCTTTGGTGGTTGGATATTAAAAACAATCTGGGACGCCATCAAAGATCTCAAATCTGAGATAAAAGAACTAAACCGCGAGGTCAACCAAGACTTTGTGCGACGTGAAGACTTTAAAGACGCCATTGGTGAAATCAAAGAGATGCTCAATAAAATCTTTGACAAGCTAGACAACAAGGCTGACAAATAATGTTTGATATTTTATCTGGTGGCCTGCTAGGCTCTATCTTTGGTGGTATCTTCCGCATGGCACCGGAGGTGCTCAAGTTTTTTGACAAGAAGAACGAGCGCCAGCATGAGCTTTTAATGTTCTCCCGGCAGTGCGATTTAGAGCAACTAAGAGGCGCGCAAAAACTTGCAGAAATTGGAGCGGTTAGAGAAGCCGCGGTGGACGTGGGTGTCATGGACGCCTTTAACAGCGCCATTCAACAGCAAGCGGACATGGTCAAAGCCGCTGGTGGGTGGGCCGCATCTTTATCCGCATCTGTACGCCCTGTAGTTACATACTGGGTGTTGTTTATTTGGTCGTTTATCCACGTCTGGTTTGCGTGGAACGCGTGGCTTGCTGGCGCCCTTCCTATTGAAGTCTTTAAGACAATGATGACACCAGACTTCTCAGCCTTGCTGGCCGGGACAATTAACTTCTGGTTCCTCGACCGTACACTGGCCAAGCGTGGACTATGAACCTAGAACTAGCGGCGGCATTCTGCCGTCAGTTTGAGGGCTACAGGGCTAAACCGTACCTGTGCCCTGCCGGGGTGGCCACCATAGGGTACGGGTCCACATACTACTCAGACGGGCGCAAGGTGACCCTAGAGGACGCACCAATGGACGAGCCCACGGCTAGGGCGCTTTTAATGTCTGAGCTAGAGCATAACTACCTGCCGGGGGTTTTGCGTAACTGCCCCATTTTGGCGGCGGATGAGCGCAGGTGTAACGCCATCGTGGACTTCGTTTATAACCTTGGGATCGGCCGACTCCAAACCTCCACCCTCAAGCGCAAAATCAACGCGCAGGACTGGGAGGGTGCCAAAGAGCAGTTAATGCTCTGGACCAAGGGCGGCGGTAAGGTTTTGCCCGGTTTGCTTAAAAGACGAACGGCCGAATGCGCCTTACTTTAAGGGCATAACGGCCCTTTTTTATGGGTAATTATCTATAGGAGCGCAAGACTATGGCACGAGAACACGACAAACCTATTGCCCGTAAGACAACGGGAAAAGACAAGACGTACAACCCCACCGACAAGGGTGCAGGAATGACGGCTAAAGGTCGTGCCGAGTACAACGCCAAGAATAATTCAAACTTGAAGCCACCCGCGCCAAACCCTAAAACCAAGGCAGACGCGGGCCGTAAAGCAAGTTTTTGTGCAAGGATGGAAGGCGTGGTAGCAAAGTCTAAAGGGCCTGCAGAACGCGCTAAAGCTTCTTTGAAGAGTTGGAATTGCTAATGAAACCCGGACTATACGCAAACATTCACGCAAAACAGGAACGCATCAAAAATCAAAAAGCCGAAGGGCGTCCTGTTGAAACGATGAGAAAACCCGGCACCAAGGGTGCACCAACCGCGCAAGCTTTCAAAGACTCTGCTAAAACAAAAAGGAAATAACATGGCCTCTACTTACAAACCCCGCATCGACCACTCTAAAAAAGACTACGAGTCTGAAGCCGCCGACATGGCGCAAGACAAGAAAGTCGTTAAAAAAGCGTTCAAAATGCACGACGAGCAAGAGCACGAGGGTGAGAAGACTGACCTGTCCAAGCTGAAAAAAGGCGGCCGTGCTAAAATGAAAACTGGTTCCGTGCGTAATTTCAAGGCCGGTGGTTTGATTGGTGTAAAAGCCGACAATAAACAACCTAACGCAAAGAGCCCCAAAAAGGTTGCTGAGAAGTACAACAAAGGCGGAATGTGCTAAATGCCCATCAAGTCTAAGTCCCAAGAACGCTTGATGCAGGGGGTGGCTCACTCCCCTGAGTTTGCCAAAAAGGTGGGTATCAAGCAGTCTGTCGGCAAAGATTTTGTAAAAGCTGGCCCTGCTCAAAAAAAGCTTCCTGAACGCGTGAAGAAAAAATAATGGCAAGTAACTACGACAACACCTCGAACACAACTGCGCAGACCGTTATCACGGTCGACCAGTTGATTTCGTTTGCCTACAGCGAAGCGGGCAAGCTGGCCGAGGAGTTGACGCCAGAATACATCAACAGGGCCCGTCAGGCCCTTTGGTACATTCTGATTAACCTGTCTAACCGCGGCGTGAACCTGTGGTTGTTGGAATACCTTGTGATGGGCAGTTCTGCCCAGACGCGCCAGTATGAGATGCCACGTGGCACCGTGGACGTGCGCGAGGCCAACTACCGACAGATGACCCGCCCAAGCACAGTGTCTGATAGCACCGGCGGCGCGTTCAACACAAACAACATTGACCTAGAGTACACGATTGCCGCGGGCGGTTCAGCAACAGCCACGTACAACGCAACACGCTTTTTAAGCGCTGGTTTTTATGCCGACGTTCGCAACATCACGCTGAACGTTGAATACAGCTACGACGGCATCACTTGGGTTGCGGTGACCACAGTAACAAACAGCGCCTCTAACCCATGGGGATACACGCAGATTGACGGCTCCCCTCAGGCAATTTATTGGCGCCTGCGTAACACGTCTGCGGTGTCTGTTAAGGTTCGTGCTATATCGTTGGCGTCGGTCCAACAAGACATACCCATGGCGCGCTTGAACCGCAACGACTACTACAGCCTGCCAAACAAAGACTTTATGAGCACACGCGCTCTTCAGTTTTGGTTTGACCGTCAGGTGACCCCCGTTATCAACCTGTGGCCTGTGCCGCAAAACGCTTTTCAGACGTTTCAGTTTATTATTGAAATGCAACCACAAGACGTGGGTAAACTCACAAACGAGATCGCTATTCCCGACCGTTGGGTGCCTGCAATTCAGGCCCAGTTGTCACACAGGCTGGCCAAGCTGTTGCCGGGCATTGACCCCGCAAGAATCACCATGTTGAAACAAGATGCCGCAGAGGCCACGTTGTCTGCTGAAGAAGAAGACCGCGATAAGTCCCCCATCTATTTCCGCCCTAACGTTAGCTACTACACCCGATAAGGAACCATTCAAATGGCTCAAGCAGGATACACCCCCATTCAACTTTACTACAGCACAACAACAACCAATGTGCCTGTTAATACAAACCTTGCAAACGGCGAGTTGGCAATTAACATTGCTGACATGGCGTTGTTTTCTAAAAACTCGGCAGGGGTTGTTAAGCGTTTAATTAACAACCCTGCGGGTTTAAAATACCCTATTGCAGACGGAGCAACGGGACAGGCGGTGGTGACGGACGGCGCAGGCAACCTATCATTTGGTTCTGCGGGAATTACAACAGGCAAATCCATCGCAATGGCGATGATCTTCGGTTTCTAAGGAGCTATAAATGGCAAACCCAAATATTGTAGCCGTAACGACCATTTATGGCAATACGGATTATTTAACCCCAACAGGCACGTCTGCCGTGGTCTTGTTACCCAACGCCTCGGGTTCTAACAAGGTGTACAAGATCAACCAGATCGTTGCGGCTAATGTGAACGGCTCTTCTGCTGTGAATGCTACGGTGTCTTTATACACCAACGGCGCCGTGGCAAAAGGCTCTGCCCCATCTGGTGGTACAGGTTTTCCTGTTGTGTCTACAGTGTCAGTGCCTGCTAACGCTTCATTGATTGTAACGGATAAATCAACGGCAATTTATTTACAAGAGGGCACGTCAATTACGGTAACTTCTGGTACAGCCAGTGGTATCACTTATAGCATTAGTTACGAAGATATTTCTTCTTAATTAGGATAGAAGATGTCCAAACGCTACAAAGGCGCGGTTATCTCTGCAACGCCGCCAACGACAAGCACCTCATCAGCATCAGGTGTGTGGACTGAACAGCAGTTTATGCAGGGTGTGGCTTCAGGAAGTTGGCCTGCTCTTGCGGGCGCTCCCACGATTGGCACTGCCACGGCTGGTGCTTTGTCTGCGTCTGTAACGTTTACGGCTCCTACATACGTGGGATCGGGCATCACTGGGTACACAGCCACATCAAGCCCCGGCGGTATTACAGGCACAGGCGCATCTTCTCCCGTTACGGTTTCAGGTTTAACTGCTGGCACAGCGTATACATTTACAGTCACAGCAACAACAGCGGCAGGTCAAGGCCCAGCAAGCGCGGCATCTAATAGCGTTACACCGACAAACCCAAATTACATCGAGGATGTGTTTTCAACGTACCTCTACACAGGCAACAACTCTACACAGACAATCAACAACGGCATTGACTTGGCAGGTAAGGGTGGGCTTACATGGATCAAGGTCAGGGATTACGCAGATTCACATCGCTTGTTTGATACAAGCAGGGGTGTCGGCAAGTATCTTGTTACAAACGGAACATTTGCTGAAACAACCAATGCGGCCTCAGTAACAGCATTCAATTCAAACGGGTTTAGCCTTGGCGATTTTGCAGGCACTAATGGCACAGCTTTTGGAAGTCAATACGCCTCATGGACATTCCGCAAGCAACCAAAGTTCTTTGATGTGGTGACTTATACGGGGAATTCAGCTAATGGTCAGGCTATTTCTCACAATCTTGGTTCTGTGCCGGGTTGCATCATCACAAAAAGTACAAGCAATACTCGCGCATGGTGGACATATCACAGAAGCACTTCTGATGGCGTAATGGCTTTAAATACAACTGCCGCAAAAGATACGGCCTATGCGTATTCATATTTTGGAAATGACACAATACTAGTACCGCCTACATCTACGCAATTTACTGTTGGATATAACTCAGGTATGAATCAGGGTGGTGAAACATACGTAGCCTACCTATTCGCCCATGACGCAGGTGGCTTTGGCCTAACTGGTACGGACAATGTGATTTCGTGTGGGTCTGTTTCTGTAACTAATTCAACTCAAAGTGTAAGTGTTGGTTATGAACCGCAATGGATTTTGTGGAAAAAATCTAGTGGCATAGGTTCTTGGTGGATGTTTGACACCATGCGTGGTTTGGTTGTTGATAACGGGTCAGGAACTGGTGATAAAGCTCTTTACGCAGAATTATCAAACGCTGAAACAGGAACTTATGGCATTGACCCAACTGCCACAGGTTTTCAATTATCCGCTGGATGGGGTGCTGGTGACTACATCTACATAGCCATTCGCAGAGGCCCGATGAAAGTGCCTACGAGTGGTACTAGTGTTTATAACGCTGTTTCCAGAACAGGAACATCTGCTAACGCTACAGTTACAGGGGCTAGTTTTGCGCCTGACATAACTGTAATTGCAGGGCAGTCAAATAGCAGTGGCAAAACATGGGTTGATAAATTAAGAGGCCCAAATAAAGCATTGCTTTCTGCTTATACCAATGCGGAACAAACAACTACTGATTGGGTTACAGGCTTTACTAATACTGGCTTTACACTTGGTGCGGATGCAAGTGGTGCAGATTATGTAAATAAAAGTCCAAAAACATACATAAATTGGATGTTTGGTCGTGCCCCTAGTTTTTTTGATGAGGTTTGCTATACAGGGACTGGAAGTGCAACTACGTTCAATCACAATTTAACAGTTGTTCCAGAAATGATGATTGTTAAATCTCGTTCTGGAAATGTAAATTGGGCAATTTATACGGCTTCTACTGGTGCAACAAAATGGATGTATTTTGGTACTGCTGGCGCAAGTACCTTGTCAAGTATCTGGAACGATACAGCACCAACATCAGCAGTATTTACAGTTGGTTCAGCTTCTCCAGTCAATGACCCCGCCGCTACTTATGTTGCCTACCTTTTTGCAACCTGCGCAGGTGTTTCCAAAGTAGGAAGCTACACAGGTAACGGCTCAACTCAAACCATTAACTGTGGCTTTACAGGCGGTGCAAGGTTTGTATTGATTAAGCGCACAGACTCAACTGGTGACTGGTACACATACGACTCAACCCGTGGCATTACATCAGGCAATGACCCATACTTATTTTTAAACACTACAGACCCTGAAGACACAGGCACAAACTACGTTGATACAGACACTACAGGGTTTAAGGTTACAGCCGCCGCACCAACAGGTTTAAACGCATCAGGCGGAACATACATCTTCTTGGCTATCGCTTAAAGGTAAAACATGAGCACGAAATTTCCGGGAGGTCTGATTACAAAAACCCCTGTAACACCCGCAGGCCCATACGAAACGGGTGCGGCTCCCGGTGTGTGGACAGTCGAGCAAGCATTGCAATACACCAAGCAAGGCATCTGGCCCACGGCTGGAAATGTACCCGCTTACATCGAGGATGTGTTTTCAACGTACCTCTACACAGGCAACGGCTCTACACAGACCATCACCAACGGCATTGACTTGTCTACTAAGGGTGGACTGGTTTGGAGTAAAGATAGAACAGGAACAAATAGGCATCGTCTTTACGATACTGTTCGTGGTGGCAATAAATCTTTAGCAACAGATGGAACAGAAGCTCAAGATACATGGACAGCACCATACATAATGACGTTTAATAGCAACGGCTATGAAACAGGTTTATTAAATAATGAAAGTGGCCCAAACTACGCCTCATGGACATTCCGCAAGCAACCAAAGTTCTTTGATGTTGTGACTTATACGGGGAATGGTTCAACACAAACAATCAACCACAATCTTGGTTCTGTGCCCGGCTGTATTATTGTTAAAAATGTATCAAACACTTCTAATTGGCCTGTGTATCACAGAGGTTATAGCTCATTAGGCGGCTCTGGTGACATTATACAAATCTTAAATAATACTAATGCCGCATTTTTTAGCACTGCTTTTAACAACACACTTCCGACTTCCACTAATTTTCAAGTTGGATTAGCAAGCGGAACAAACAATACAAATGTAAATGGAGACACATACGTTGCCTACCTCTTCGCCCACAACGCAGGAGGCTTTGGTCTGACTGGTACAGACAATGTGATTTCGTGTGGGTCTTATACGGGAAGTGGCAGTGTTGATACTGTTACCTTGGGATATGAGCCTCAATGGATATTAATGAAGGGTACTAACGCACCCGGTTTGCCTTGGCTTATGTTTGACAATATGCGTGGATTGTCTTATACAAATAACGCTCAATTAGACCCAAGTACATCAGCCGCAGAATCAAGCACAAGTGCTTATGTAAGACCAACAGCCACAGGCTTTACTGTACAGCCCGGTTTTTATGGTACAGGCGCATCAGTCATCTACATAGCCATTCGTAGAGGCCCGATGAAAGTGCCTACGAGTGGGACTAATGTGTTTAGTCCTGTTGCTCAAACAAAATCAAGTTTTCCATCAACTGTAACAGCAGGTTTTCCTGTTGACCTTACTATAGAAGCAAATAGAGCGTCTGATGGTTTAAACAGCACAGCCATAGACAGATTAAGAGGCGGTAGCGTTGCTTCAATAACATCAGGAACAGCGGCAGAGTATGGTTCTGCTGGCTGTTCATTTGCGTCAAATACTGTATTTTCGGACGGCTGGCTAAATAATACTTCAAATATTTATTGGATGTTTAGACGTGCCCCGAGCTTCTTTGATGAGGTTTGCTATACAGGGACGGGGACTGCAACAACTGTCGCGCACAATTTAGGTGTAGTGCCAGAGTTAATGATTGTAAAGAGTAGGTCTGCGGCTGGCAATCAATGGGCTGTTTATGCCGCGCCCTCTGGAAACACAAATGTTATTTATTTAAACAAAACTGATGCCACATCGTCTAACCAGTATGTTTGGAATAACACCACACCAACATCAACAGTTTTTACTGTATCTATTGCGGGGGCGGTAAATACTTCTGCGGCAACTTATGTAGCCTACTTATTTGCCACTTGCGCTGGTGTTTCCAAAGTAGGAAGTTACACAGGTAACGGCTCAACTCAAACCATTAACTGTGGCTTTACAGGCGGTGCAAGGTTTGTATTGATTAAGCGCACAGACTCAACTGGTGACTGGTATGTATGGGACACGGCTCGAGGCATGGTTGCTGGTACTGATCCGAATTTGCAACTCAACACTACAAATGCTGAAACAAACACCAACAGCATCTACACAACGACTGGTGGCTTCCAGATCGTCTCAACAGCCGCAGGCATCAACGCCTCTGGCGGCACATACATTTATCTCGCAATTGCTTAAAAGGAGCACATCATGGAAATTCGTGTAAGAAACACTGGCGCAGTCATGTACGAGGACGAGTTCCGCAGACTGCACACTGGCTTGGGTCTGCCCATGCTTTTGACTGAAAAAGTCATCAACGAGTGGGGCGGTGACGTAGTTCTTGAAGGCCCACAAGCCACAGGCGGCACAGTCTATCAATACTCCATGCGTTCAGGCGTAATAGAGATTGAAGGCAAGTGGTACACCAACTACATCCTTGGCCCCGTCTTCACTGACCGCGAAGCCACAGAAACCGAACCTGCACAAACAGCCGCCGAGCAGGAAACTGCTTACAAGGCCATGAAGGACGCAGAGCAAGCCAAGAATGTACGCACCTCACG